GAACTTTGTTCTGTCCCATCAAAATATACAGTAAAATCAGCTACATAAGCTGGTAATGGATCAAAACCAACAAGATTAATATCAGTATTTAAATCAAACGCTGTTGTACTACCGTTACCATTATATGTAAGGGTGTTTGTATAATATTGCTGTTGTGTTCCTGTAAATAGTGGCATATTTTATCGTTTTTCTTGTTGTACTGTTTCTGTTTCTTCTTTATCAACTAATTGATATAAACCTGGATCTTTTATTGTTATACCAGCTAATTCTAATATTTTTATAACTAATTCAGTTTCATCTGATTCGTGTAATTCAAAATTAGTTGTATAGGTTGCACTAGCATTATACAATGGTTTTTCATTCACAATTGTCCAACCCCATCTTACTGTTGCGGGTCTTGCAATTAAATTACATGTTACGGCTGAAGTTATTGTTGTTGGATAAACCTGAATTGCTGTTTCACTAGTGTGTATATAAATAGGATATTCTAGTGATGGTTGTGTTAAAGGTGAGTTTAATATGTGGTTTAAATCGTTTTGATCTACTTTTTCAATTTCAATATAACCACTGTGATTTGAGTCTGCTCCTAATGTGGTGTTATTATAAGATAATTCACCCATTCTGTAATAAGTTGGTAATGTACCAACTCCACCAGAACCCATTGTCACATCCTGTCTAAATCTTTCGAATATATCAATTTTTTCTTTCAACAAATCTACCATATCAGCATAAGTACTATCATTACCTGGTACTTTACTAAATTGGTTAAGATCGTAAAAATATTGCTCAAAAATATCCATTTGAGCTTGATTTGCTAATAAGTTAAATTCTAAAGGAGTTATATAACCTCTTTGTTCTTTATTTGCTACAGCTAATACTCTTTGATATACTGTGTCTATATAAACCATAATTTCTTTTATTTATAGTAGTAGTCACCCATAGAGATGACTACTCTATAAAGTGATTAATTATTTTAATCTTTTTTCTATATTCTTATACATTTCAAGTCCTTCGTCAGTTTTGAAAAAGGCTGCTAATGCAGAATATGGATGTTCATCTAATGGTACAGTCATTATTTTTCTACCATTACTTGCCCAAGTAAATACTCTATTGTCTGGTGAAAGTTTAATTAAACCAGCTTCCACTGATTTAATACCAAAGTTTCTTAACTCAACGTTATCGTCTTGAGCTAATTCCATAAATAAATCTGGATTTCTTCTAGCTAATAATAATAAATCTCTATATAACTGTTGAGATGTCATTTTAGTAACTTCACTACCTAATTCCACTCTTAATATAGCTTCTGCTTTACCTGGATCCATTTCTCTAGCGATCATTAAAGCATCAACTTCCATATTTAATCGTTCATTTTGGTTAATCGCTATTGTTTGATCATCATGTTCATAATATAGAACATCTTTTAATGGATGATAAAGTGATAGTAGTTTTTGTAACGCTGGTCTTCTTTTTGAAACATGTAGCGCTCCATCTCTAAAAATTATTCTTCCTAATGTAGATCTTCCTTGTTGTTCATCTACAAAAGGTGAATCTTGATTAGTTGCATATCTTAATTCTCTATTTGTACCAGTTTCTTCGTCCCACCATAATAATGGTCTTTTTCCATGTTTAGATGGTATTGAGAAAACTAATGGTCTTCTATTAGAAGAAAGAAGATATAATCTATCTCTAATTGCCCAATCTTTTTCAAGATCGGTTTTTTGTTTTGTGTTTTTCATGATATAATAAAATTAAAAAGTTATTAAAAATAAAGGTGGAGGGTGCCGAAGCACCCTTTACCTTTAATTATTTAGATGATTAAGAATTGTCACCATAAGTTGAATCAGTTTGCTTTAATAATACAAAGTTATTAGCTGCTTGAACACATAAACATCTCTCAGATAAGAAATGAACGTTCATTGCATCTTCGTCACTTGTATAATTTCCACCAACAGATCCAGTGATCCATGATTTCATTTTTCTATCATCAGCCTCAGAAGCTCTATATCTAACGTGTAAGAATGGTCTTTTAACGTTTTTGCCCATATTTTGGTCATAAACAGTTGAAGTACCAGCTGGTACTATAACACCATCTACATCGCCGATTGCTCCACGAGTTACTCCATCATTTAAGTATTTCCAGTCAGTTTTGTAGAAGTCATAAGAACCTCTTCTGAAACCAGAGAAACCTAAATTAAGAGCCATATCCTCAGAGTTGTTGAATACTCCATAAGAAGTACCACCAGACCCATAAGAATTTTGATTTGCAAGCATATTATCGATAGCTAAACTAAGATTTCTACTTGAGAAAATCATGTTTTCTTCAATTGCTCCTTGCTTATCTAACTCTTTTAGGATTGCATCAAATTCTGCAACTCCATCATCTGCATCAGCACTACCAAAGTCAGCGTCATTATACACTAAACCTCTTGAGTTGATTGCAGCGAATAAACCTTCAGTACCTTTAACAGTAAAACTGTTAGAACCAGCACCTGGATCTACCGTGAATGAATGAGCCGCTTTTTCACCTTCTATCATTGCCATTTCTAATTGGTCTTCGAATCTTAATCTTGCTTCGTGTTCAGATTTTAGATACCAAAGATAACCGTTTGCACCGTTTTCTGAAGTAACTTCAACCCATCCAATTTGAGCTGTGTCAGAACCATTAACTGCATATTTATCTCTTAAAATAATTGGTTTATTACTATAAGAAGTAAACTTAGCATCTTTTGTGTTTCCAACATTAATAGATCCTTTACCATATTCAGAACCATAAACGATTATTGAAATTCCAGTAGTTGCAGCTGTATTATCCCAATTTCCAGCAGCATTAGCTCCTAGGTCTGGTCCTAAATAAGGAACAGCGATAATATCAGTTGTGTTTACGGTTTTAACAATACATTTAGTAGTTTTCATAGTAGAGGAAGTACCTTTACTAAGTATGATAGTATCACCTACGCTAAATAAAGCACATTGGTCAGCAGCACTTAAAGCGCCTGATCCTGTGGTTTCTGTAACGAATGTGATTTTGTTCAAAGCAGCATCACCAGCAGCGTTAATTTTTGCATTATTAACTGCTACGTGAATTCTACCTTGTTCTGTCCATACGACTTCATCTGAAGCCATAGGCATTTCTGCTCCTACCATTCTAAGAAATCCAGAGACAGATCTGTTGCCAAATCTTTCTACTTCTTTCTCATATACCTCGGGTAAGAACTGGTCTTGAAAATCGAAATCTGTTCCGATCGCCAAGTAGTTGCCAGCAAATAAATCTTTGACTGGTCTTGGTTGTAGGTGCTCGAGTGCTGCACCTGAACTTGCTATTGCCATTTTGTTCTAATTTAAAGTTTAAGTTATTTTATTTGTTCTAAAATTCCTAACTCTAAGCTTATCTGAATCATCACCACTAATTACTCTATACTTAGTTCCACCTGTCTCTATTTTAGTGTGTTGCGATCTAGGATCCATACTTATGTTCTTAGATTTTGCAATACTTTCTTTTATAGCATCGGTTTTACCTTGTTGATAAAAATGATTAGCAATTGCATCTGAATTCATTGCAGTAAATAAAGATTTATGATAACCTGAAGCATTATCCATTAATTTTGTTTTTTGATCAACGAATTGACTAACAAAATTATTAATATCACTTTGAGTTGTCTTAACTTTATCAACATCTTTAACATTAAATCTAAATCGTTTATCCCCAACATTATATTCAAAACCTTTGAAATTTTTGTTGAAAACTTGATTAGTTTTATTTAAAAACGTTTTTGTTGCAATGTCATTTGCTTTTTCTAATTCTTTTTGCTCAGAATCATGTCTATTAAAAAAATCCATAGCTTTTTGTTGTTCAGGTGTTAACTTAACACCGGCTTTGATCTCCTCATAGTATTTGGACTTTAACCCGTCCAGATGGGTTTTAGCGTTGGCAACTTGCTCTTTTAGCGCTAATTTCTTTCTCTTAACATCAATCTCATCATCATTATTTTCGTCAAATGAATAATTATCTTCTATTAAAAAGCTAATTTCATCATCATCTAAATGAGATTTAGTTTGTTTGTAGTATTCTCTTAATAAAGATATGTCATCATGTTTACTATAATCTTGATTAATGTTAACATAATCTTCTAAACTACCACCAGTATCATTCATAAAATCCATGACTTTTTGAATATTCTCCGGTAATGGTTGTCCAGTTGTTTCAGCTTCTTTAATCTCTTCAACAACTTCTTTTTCAGTAGGAACTTCTTCTTCTTCTTCTTCTTCAACTTTTTCATCTGTTATTTCTTCAACAACAGGTGCTTCTTCTTTTTCCTCTTTCTTTTCCTCTTCTTTCTCGTCTTTAATCTCCTCAACAACCTCTTCTTTTTTAACCTCTTCTTTAACCTCTTCTTTAGGTTCTTCTTTAGGTTTATTTTCTTTCAACTTATCTAAATCTACTTTAATAGTATCAGATTCTTCTTCTGTACTAACAAGTTGTTTAGGTTTTGTTGGTTTAGGTTTTTTAGGTGCTTTCATTTTCATGTCGCCACCTTGTTCGATAACTTCTTCAGCTACCTTTTCTTCTTTCTTTTTTTGTGCCATAATATAATATTATAAAATTAAACAATTATTTAGGATCAAATTGTCCTAAATTAAAACCACCACCTAATACATCGTTACCTGCAGATTCAAATTTTTTAGGTGGTGTTCCTTTAGTCCTTTGATCTATTAATTCAGATTGTTGAGATGCTTGAATTTTAGTTCTATCATCTTTACGATCTTCCTTATATTTTTCTTTTTTATTAGTAATTTGATTTTCCATTCGTTTTAATCGCATATTCAGTTGAAACTCATGGTTCATTAAATCTTTTTTAAGTTCAGCTTCTTTATCCATTTCAACTTGTTTCAATCTAGCTTTACCTTCTTCTAATTGTAAATTACTTTGTGCTAATGCATTATTCTTTTCAACTTCGGCTTGTGCAGCTACTTTTTGTGCTTCAGCGTTAGCATCAGCTTGCGCTTTTATATTTTCTTGCTGTATTTGTTGATCTCTTTGTAGTTTTTGTTTTCTACGTATTTTTAATAATTGATTCGCTAGTTTTACATTTTTAATATTTCTAAGATCAATAGCATCTTCTAATTCAATACCTTGTTGAGAAATTGCTTGTTGTATATTATTTTCAAGCATTTGTTTTTCTTCTTCATCTGGTGCTATTTCAATAAATATACCAAAATCATATAAATGAAGATTTTTCATTTCTTGTAAAGTACCAACATTATGAGCACCTATTGATTGAATAAATGCGTCTCGTGTATTAGAGTATTCAATAATATCCGATATTCTAAGTGATAAACCTTCAGCTGTTTCAGCAGTTAAAAACAAACCACCTTGTAATATATGTCTAGTTGCAACATTTGAATTTGCTGCTGCTAATTTTTGTATACCAACCAAAGCATATTTATCTGGTGTACTAGCGTCTCTTGCTTCATTTAATCCGGTTACATCCCTTATCATTTGTAGATAATAATTATATGTACCAATTAATGATTGCATTTTTTGGCCACCACTACCGCTTTGTATTTCTTGTATTGGAACCTTACCAGCATTCATTTCACCATCCGATGTCATTGATCTACCAATAACACTACCCGTTTGGAAAAACATATTTAATGCTTCTTGTGGATTATAATTTGTTCCGTTTCCAAGATCAATCTCAGCTAAACCATCGGCATCTAAATAAACACCATCTGGTACCATTCTAGCTAATACTTGTTGTAATTTTAAATGAGTTAATTGAATCATATCAGCAAAACCTGTAATTCTACCAACTAATGATTCTATTTTACCTTTGTACATTCTAGGTGCACAAATAGCATAATTCATTTTAACTTTAGTATAATTACTTTTAGGTCGTAACATGTTTTTAACTAATCCCCATTTAAGTAATTTATCAGTACCTAATACTAAAGCACCTTCATATAAAACTTCTATTGATTTTTCTAATTTACCAAATCTAGCTTCTAATTCAGCATCTACCATTGGATTAAAACTAT